CGACGACCTCGCCTGCGGACTTTTCTCTCACCGACGGAGCCTGCCTCGATAAATCGAGGAAACAGGGTGGGCTCGCAGCATTCCTGGTGGAGCGCTACCAAATGGCTGCTGGAGACGGTGGCATCAGCCTTTGTGAGAAGCTCAAACCAGACAGTATCAATGATGTTGACTGGGAGGGATTTCTCACTCAGGCCGGACTCCGCGACCAGCTCCTATCGGATTTGCAACCTCTCTTACAGGAGGATGCCTATCCGGCGGCCGAGGTGGAGATCGTTAACGAACGTGGTTTCAAAGCACGTGTCGTGACGAAATCCCCTGGACCGTTGGTCGCCATGGCGCACCTTTGTCGTTTGGTTGCTCTTTCCTCTTTAAAGAAAGACAAACGACTATCGGTGCTTCTTGGTGACCATATGGGCGCTGTCGCGGAAGCCTTCGCCGAACCGGTAGCTCACCCGGCTGTTGTCCTTAGCGCCGACCTCACCGCTGCGACCGACCATTTGGACCAAAGCTTTGCTCTGGCCCTATGGAACGGTTACTGCGATGGGATTGAGGCCCCCGACCTTCTTCGGAAGATCGGTTGCTGTGCGTTAGGACCGCAGTTGGTTAGGTGGCCAGACAAAGAGATGCACCTTGTTGCAAGGGGAGTCCTTATGGGACTTCCGTTGTCTTGGTTCATCCTTTGTCTGTCCAACCTTTGGGCTGCCGATTCGGCGGTTGCCACCATCCGGAGGTCTGTTCCCCATCTGGGGCGGCAGCCTTATGTGGTCTGCGGAGACGATCTGACAGCGATCTGGCACCCAAAGGTGGTTCGCAAGTACGAGAAGAACATCGCCCTTTCGGGAATGAAGTTCTCACGTGCTGCGAAACACCTTAAGAGTGCTAGATGGGGTATCTTCACTGAGGAAATTTTCCTTGTGGAGAATGTCCCGGTTCGCCGTCGGAGAGTCCCGTCTCACCCGTCATCGCTGGAGAATGTAAAGGTTACACTCAAACGTACTGACTTCCCCGAAGGGTCGTACGCGAGAGCCGCCTTCGCTGGTCTCCTTGCTGCGAAGGACAAGGAAAGGGTCATGGATTCTCGTCGGTATCTTGCGATTCCCGACCATTATCCTGTTCCCTTTAACACGTCCTCCACAGCAGTGACGTTCCAGGTGAAACGTATGCAGGCCACACACGGGCTTCGGTTCGCACGCAGATCTGACGCCTTTCCCCTTAGGGGGGTCGTCTCTGTCCCGGGTCATGACCCTGAAGGCAGAGAAGTCCCTTGGTGGGCAGTCATAGGTCCTGCTGTGCGTTCCGTCGCCGAGAAGCACCCGAAGTCATGGGGAACTGTAAGGCGTGTGGCCCTCCGTTGCCACCCAGGAATTGTATCCTGGGCGTGTAAACGGGGGTTTGCGCCCTATGTCCCTCGAGAATTCGGAGGCTTCTCGCTGCCGCCCCCGAAGCCCTGGAGTGCTACAAAAGCGAAACGCGTGGTACCCGCATGGTTAAGGAAGGG